AGTATGAATTGACATTACTTCCTGCTCTATATCGTGATGAGGAACAAATATTAAGATAATCTATGAATATTATATCAGGTCTGAATGATTTTTTCAATGCTAACTCTTGTAGCAATGATTTAAAGTGTCCACTATGAGCAGCAGCAGTTGGATACTCTTTAATAATTAATGTTCCCTGTGTCTTCTTAGCAAGGTTAGTTACCTTATCCTCAAACATTGTCTTAGGAAGATCAGTTATATCTTGTATAGGAACATTAAGTAAGTTAGCATCGATCCTTTCCGCAATCTTTTCCTCTGCCATTTCGAGAGTGATGTAGAGGACGTTTTTACCTTGGAGTAAAGCTGAGCTTGCCACATGACACATAAATAAAGACTTTCCAACCCCTGTGCCAGCAAGAGCAATGTTGAGAGTCTTATTCGGTAGACCCCCTTTCGTAATTTTATTAAAGAATTCGAGATCAAATTCGATCTTGTCTTCCTTCCTATGGTACGACTCGAACCTTTCTTCATAATCAATTAAATAATCGTGTCCAATATGAGTATCAAACGAGACGGCGAGAGCGTCTGATAATATTGTAGGTATAGCATCTCTGCCTTTAGTTTCATCTTTTCCATCTGCAAGTTGTATGGACTCCATTAATGCCAAATAAATGGCACGATCTCTACACCAAGTTTCTGTGGTATCAACCAACCAATTAAACTCAGAATGCTCATCTTCTAAAGAACTAATTAACTGAGTTATTTCTTGGAAGGATGAATCATTTATATCTTGTCTTTTCTCTGTCTCAATACAAAGAATCTCTTTTGTTGCTGGCTGATTATATTCACCAACAAACTTTATTATCTCCTCAAAGACAACCTTCTGATTATAATCCTCAAAATAATCTGCCTTAATAAAGGGAATGACCTTACGGACATACTCCTCATTATGAATAAGATTTCTTAAGATTAGAAATTCAACTTTATCCATCATATAAAAGAATAATAACCAGATATAATATAACGATCTAATCCTTTTTTACAGATAGATCCTCTATGAGTATGAGTAAAATATGCTGGAAACATTATACCACGTCCTGCCTTAGTTCGCACATTTCTATATCTCATAAACTCTGTTTGACTATCATTGTCACTCAAATATATCAAAAAAGACATCACTCTAGTAGGACAGTTAGAAGAATGTTCAGAATGCCAGTCTGAAAAATAATATCCAGGTTCCCAATATTTAAATCTTACATAGTCTAACCCCCATCGATCTATTATATTTGTCTCTGGAAAACTTTTAATATAAGAATTCTTTAAAGTCTCCATAGCCCGAAGAGCTGGTCTTAAAGGTACTGGAGAAAAACACTTTACATGATCCTCACCTGTATCCATAATATCACAATAATCATATCCAGTAAAATCTTCCTTATTTCGATCAGGTTCTAATCTTATATTACAATGCTTAATAACATCATCGCATTCTTTTTTTGTTAAAAGATTATCATGTATCTTAATAAAGTTCATGAGGCATATCAAATACAAAGGTTATCCTGGTTTCATCTCCAAGATTTACAGCACCATGTGGCATCTTATTATTAAACCAGAAAAGTGTCCCTGCGTCAACTATAGCAGTTTCATTTCCACAAAAATATTGATACTGACCTGCGATAGAAATATGATATCTATCCCTAGTTAAGTAGTAAGTCCCTTCATCTATATGAGCACCCACATACCCATCAATAGGAAGGGAAAGAAACCCACATCTATGAAGTTCTCTTTCAGGTATTTCTTTCTCTATAATTCTAAGGATTTCTGTATGTCTTCCATATGCTGGAGTTGGTTTACACAACTCAGAATCACCCACAAAGTCATCTTTATCCTTTATCGCACCCATTATAAGTTGTAGGTTCCCTACCTCAATATCAGCATAACCACGTTCCAATAAAGTATCAGCACCCTTTCTTTGGATATACCAATCATCAGGATACTGTTCTAATTGTTCTTTTACTTTACTTACATCAATTCCTTTTTTAAGAATTTTAATGTTACGCATAATTGAATAAGAAATCATTCACAAGACTATCTGCTTTTTCCTTTCCAAACTTACCTTTAAGAAATCCCCCTACAGGATCAAGTTTAGTCATGTATGAATCAAAGTCTTTATAAGCACTAGTATCAGTTCCAGTTGGTTTTGCTTTCTCTAGCATATCAATATAACACTGTAGATACTTCTCAAACATAGGAAGGTGAGCATCAACCTCATACTCATTAACATACTGTATATAAATGTTCTTTGAGAAATGATTACCTGGTTCAAAGAATCTATAATCACCTCGTCCTATAGGCAATCCTTCAACCTCAAAAATAAAATCTTCAGTTGGATGTTGGAAATCAAAGACTATAATAATTTTCTTTGGAGAAAACTTCATCAAGTCCATACCAAAACAAGGAAGAAGTCCTGTAGGAACATCTGCATTTGTTTTTGGATATGCTATACAATTAAAGATATCAACATTCTTACCGTCAGATATATCTACCTGCCTTGACTTAAGTAAGTATGGGTGAGAATGATCTATTGCATTCAAGGAAGTTCCCTTTGCTTGCCATGATGCCCATAAATTCTCAATCTTACAGGGCAACATTGACCTATAGGTACTAATATAGTTTTGCCAAATTGTCATGATCCATAACTAAATTCTTTAGCAGCAATTTCATCTAATGCTTGCATAACATCAGGAGTAAAATACTCTTCAGGATTAGCAAGTATCTGTTTAGCATATATCTTCTTACCATTCATCTCATATCTACCAGCAACATTCTTCCACAGTCCTCCAATCTCACCCAATTCTAATAAACCATAATAACGGTCAAGACCTCGATCATCATAATAAAGACGTATCTCTACAGTTTTATTTTCTTTACTTAAACGTGACTTGTGAGTCTTCGCTTTGATAATATTTCCGATGACTTCTTTTCCATCTTTTTCTTTTTTCTTTGTGAGATATATGATTGTACTCGCTGCATATTTGAGTCCACTACCTCCTCCCATCTCTTTTGTTGGAACGTAAGCTCCGATGACATCATACGTGTGATTCGTGACAATGAGTGGAACATTCGCTTGACCAAGTTTAAGGGTTAACATTCTGAACGCACCTTTTACCAATTGAGATTTGGTCATATCACGAACTTGCTTATCATCAAGTGCGTCCCTAATCTCTTTCTCGGTGGAGAGCATTCCAAGAGAGTCTAACACAAACATGCAAGGTTTGCGATCTGCTGTGTCAGTCTTTAAATATATATCAACTGCTCTAAGTGCCTTACTACGGAATTCCTCAATGGTAACTACATTAACCACCACAAGGCGATTCATGTCAATCCCACGAGACTCAAGTAATCCTTTATTAACAGCAGCCTCAGTATCGAAATACAAACAGTAACCGTCAGGATTAGAGTCCAAAAAGTTCTTGACAACTGCGAGGGAGAAGAAAGTTTTGCCAGTACTAGACTCACCAGCGATGGCAGTAATCTTATTGCTAGATACGCCACCATAAATGGAACCGCTAACCAGTCCGTTAAAGATGTACGAACCTGTGTCGATGAATCTTTCTTCTCCATCGATGTCTTTGGCGAGTTGGGTGAAGTCATCACCAATTTCCTTTACTATTTCTTTTAAAAAATCCATTACTAAAATATCCTAACGTTAGTTGCCAATCCTAATCTCTTTAATAATACTATATGATACCATGTTAAGTCAATCTGTCCACGTTGTAAACCTTGTTTCGCAGAACTTGGATATGCGTGGTGATTGTTATGCCAACCCTCACCAAAGGTTAATGCTGCTACCCACTTATTATTTCGTGAGTTATCTTCTGTATCATATGGTCTTTCGCCCCAAGTATGTGTTGCAGAATTAACTAACCATGTTACATGATATACAACAGCTAACCTCAATGGTATACCCCATAATACTAAAGACCATCCACCTATAAGATAAAGAGTAAGACCTAAAGGGATTTGTAGAAAGAGAAAATATTTATCTAACCATCTAAAATAAGGATCTTGTCTTAGGTCTGCTGTATATTTACGAACATTATTCTCAGCAGGAACATCAACAAACATCCATCCTATATGACTCCACCAAAATCCTTTATTCATATCATGTGGATCTGGATCAGTATCAGAATACTTATGATGCTGACGATGTATTCCTGCCCATGTTATAGGACCATACTCAGCACTTAGTGCTCCACATGTAGCAAAGAATCTTGCCAACCATTGAGGAACATTAAATGATCTGTGAGATAGAAGTCTATGATACCCTAGAGTGACACCCAGACATGCTGTAACCCAATAGAAAATAAGAAGAGTTGCTACTGCTCCCCAACTCCAAAACTGAGGGAGAAGTGCAACTCCTGCAAGTATGTGGATCAATAGCATGAATAATATAGTTGGCCACTTAAGCATTAGATATCACAATCATTATGTAAACATTGATATTCATCAGACTCAGAAAATACTTTAACAATAGGATCATTACTAAAATCTAATTCATGAACCGTTCCTCTTTGATTATCATCTACAATATTCTTAAGTAAAAAGTATAGTCTAGTATCACCACCTAAAGCAAGTGCATTAACTATAGTTTTTAAATCCTTGTGATTGATAGGAAGATCCATTAGGAGAAGAAAAGTTCTAGGTTTACAGTTTTCTCTACATTCCATCCAATGGCATCAAGAATAATCTTGAGTGGTTCTAAGAAAGCTTTGTCAAATTGTAGATCATAATCAATATATCTGTCAAGACCTATTTCACTAGGAAAATCCTGAATAAACGAAATAATATTCTCATGAATAATATTAGGTTTTTTCAGGTAACAGAATTTAACTTTTTCGCCATTTTGAATGAGAGAGTACTTATTATCTAACTTATGTTTTTTAACATAATGGTTATACAATAATGCACCACGTATATGTATAGGAGTTCCTTTTGCATATATTGTGGAAGATGCTTTGTACTTTTCTACATTAGTAGCAGACCGTGGAAATGCAATATCTTCTGGTGGTAGTGTCTTAAATTCCTTACGAGACTTCTCAATAAAATCAATAACCTCATCTTCTGTTCCATTCATCATAATCTTAAGGGCATTCTTAATCATATCCCTACAAGGTGCTGGTGTAGAGGATTTAACTGCCTCAATACCCATCATCTTTAACTTTGGTTCTTCATATCTGACACCTTCACTGTCCCATACATTGAGGATGTATCGCTTCTTAGCAGTCCATATACCCCTCTCTGCGATGTTCTCTCGCTTCATCTGCATCTTTTGGTCATAGGCACTTACGTAGTCGGCCAACGCTTCATAAGAACCCTCAATAAAAGGCTCAAATTCAGTTTCACACACCTTGTTAAGGAACCCAACAACGCCCTCATTAGTTTTCTCTCTTCCCTCGTATACACGGTCAACCAAAGGACCGAGATTAAGGTAGATAGAATCAGTATCTGAAG